GGTCTAGACAGAAAATAAAATATCTGCATTAAGATTAAATATCTGTATTTACTTTATCTCTTTTATTTAATTATTCAACTAGATTTATCTGCAATTAGTTTAGCTTTCCATGCAGCTTTTACATCAGTAGTCCACGCAGCATTACATATTGCAGATACTTCTGCTGGTTCTGCTGATAAATCAGTATCAACTAAATTATCAGAAGCATCAAGTGTTCCAGGATGTAATACATATCTATGATAAGTCCTTGTCAGTTCAACATCATCTTTTTTAATGACTGTATCTTTTCGGACTTGCACCGCTTTGTAGATACCAACGACTTCAATTTTTCCGTATTCGATTGTTTCAGCTAATGCCATTAGGATTAATCTCCGATTAAAACAGGTTTAGGCTTAGTTTATAGACATAGCTGCGGTCTATTATAGAATTCTGTAAGTTACAGCACCTCTAATATTACCAGTATTATTAAACATACCAGTTGTTGGATTTGACCAACCACCATTATCATAAGAAACTAAAAAGTACACATACTGTTGTCCATTTGCTGCTTCCCAAGCGGAAGTTATTACATCTCCATTTGGAAAATTCATATTGTTGCAAGCCATTGAACCAATAGCTGCACCTGTATCTGGAGAATTGTCAATACTAAAAGGTAATCCATTAACTATTGCAATTCCGCTATCGACAGCGGCATTATTCCAACCTATTCTAAATTCGCAATGCACTATATTTCCAATTCTTGTATATTTTCCTTTTTGTTGAGTATAACTTTTACTATTATTTGAACCAGTTCCTTGAATGTTAGGTGTAAAAGTTCCCTCCTCATAATCGTCTAAAGTATTTGCAGCCTGACGATAAGAACCGCTACCTCCATAGAAGTCAATACCATGACCATTTGTTCCGAGAGTTAAGTCTCCATCAGCTATTTCAACGTGTCCATCTTCGAGTAAACGAAATGTACGTGTTCCATTTCCATGAAAATCTAAAGCACCAACATTCTTTGGAGTTTGTAAATACCATGATTTTCCGTTACATAACATTCCAAACTGTGGTCCAGTATTTGAAGCATTACCAGATTGTAGTGTTAATCTTGCACCAGCAGCATTACCTCCACCGTTATTTTGTACAATAAGATCCATACTAACACCGGGTTTGGAAGCTAATATGGAAAAGTCAGAAGTTGAAGCATCATACGTAACATCTGCGTCAGCATTTAAAGTATTAGCAGTATCAGAACCAGTTATAATTCTGTTATTTGCGTTGCCACTTATATTAGTGCTTGTAATTCCTGTAAGGTTAGATCCATCAATTGCAGGTAAAGCACCTGTCAATTTAGATGCTGTAAGGGCAGAGATCCTTGCATCTGCTACTGTACCTGTTAAGTTACCTGCCGGTATAGAAGTTAGGTTAGCTGCACTAACAGCAGGGAGTGTTGCCGGAAATCTTGCATCTGGAATTGTTCCAGACGTTAAATTAGACGCACTTAACGCAGTTAAATCTATTGTTTCAAACGTAGGATCTGCTCCGTTGTTTGCTCTAAGAAACTTGCCGTTACTGTTACTATCGCCATGCAATAACTTAGCTAATGTTATAGCTTCGTCTTTTATAGCAGGTGTAGATACTTTAGTTAGTGCCATAATTAGCTAGGTTTTGTAGGCCATGTAGGGTTTGCAGGGTCAGATGTATTAGCTGGTAAATCTCTTAGTTGTTGCCTATAAGTTTTCCAAGCATCTGTCATAGTAACGTCAGAGTTACCCATCCAATCTGTTTCTTCTAAAAGATTATTTCTTTCCTCTCTTATATTTTTTAAAAGACTTTGTTTAGTTTCTTCAGTTACATCTACAGTAGCTATAGCAGTTTTAAACGCTTCAATATCAATATCGTAAGTGTTAACTTGCAGCATATTTTCTTTGCATCTAGAAAAACTAATTCCATCAATTATTGATTTACCAGATTTTAAACAATTACTAGCTAAAGTAGTAAGCGTTGTCCAATCTATATAATCTGAACAATCAAGATATTCAAAATTTTCTTGTAACGGTTCCATTAGAAATCTGTTCCTCCATTAAATCGCCACATACCAAATTTATTTCTACGGTTAGTTGCACCAATAGGATGTGAAGTATTACTGTGATACGCTTGGCAATAAATATACCAACCTGCTGCCAAATAACAAAAACCCGAAATAGAACCTCCATCACCTCTATCGACTCTTTGGTAAGCAAAATCACCAACTCCGTTTGAATGCATCCTCAAACGAAAATCGCTGTGCATGCCATTTTGGTGATAATAATTGTAATGTGCAAAATAGTAACCTGCTTCTTGTACAGTTACGATTCCATTAGATTCAGATACTTCAGTAGTATCTATCTCAACATTATTCCAATCTGTTGTAACCCAACCAGATGCTTGAGTTTGAGTAGAATCTCTAAAAGCTGAATATACTGGATAAAATAATTGGGTACTGTCTGCAAATAAAGCCATTACGTTACCTCCGTTAAAGCAAACTTATATTTTTTGCCATTGCGTTTGTTAATCAAGAAAAGATCTTCTGCTCCTTCTTGTATTGTAAAACTTCCCCATGTTCCGTCAACGTCATTTTTATGGCCTTCGTTAGATAAGTTTAGGTCATTGGTGTAAATGTTCCTCACTCTGTATGAATCTGCACCTATGTCAAAGCTATTATTAGTTTGTGGTATAAAGTGACCATCTTTAGTCATTTCCCACCTGTCAGCTTCACCAGAACCATTATTAGTAATAAATTTTATATTAGATTCGCCTGACGATTCGTCATTTTTTATGCGAGCATTAGCATCATCAAAACCATTCCGAAGATACAAACTATCACCGCCTCTAATAAATAGATGACCATAAACATTTACCCGGTCTGCTGCTGTCTCAAGCTTTTTAGTTCCATTATGGTATAGCTCGACAGCACCTGTACCACCATCAATTAAAAACTGAGTTGTTGTTGTACTTTTATCGTCACTTATTCTTTGTATATGAAAATTACCAGACCCATTTCTTAGTCTATGATTTGTGGTAGCAGTTTCCATAAAGTCAATATGACAAGATGTATGTCTTATTTCTAAAAGACCACTGTTAATAGATATATCATTTCCGTTACTATCCAAGTCACCTCCTAGCTGTGGTGATGTGTCAGATACAAGGTCAGTAGTAATGTTTGAAACTGTTGTATTAAGTGCAGCTATATCTACACCGTCAACCGTTCCTGTAACTGTGATATTTCCTGTTACATCAAGCCCTGCACCAACGTCTAGGTTGCCAGCTACATCAACATGACCATCTGCATTAATTACTATCCTGTCAGCACTATTAGTAGTATCAGTAAAACTTAAAGCTCCTAAGTTAAGCCTTAGACGATAATCAGGGTTATGATCACTATCAGTAAAATTAATTTGTGGACTATTGTCTGAAATTGTTATATCCCCAGAACCAAGAGTTCCAGTTGTAACTATATTTTGCGATCCAAAATCAGGAGAAATCTTTGTACCGGCTATTGCTGCACTTGCGTTTATATCATCGTTAACAATAGTTCCGTTAACTATCTTTGCACTTGTTACAGTGTTGTCGCTTGGAGTTCCGATACTTACAGAAGCACCAATAGTGACAATAAAATAATCTGCCCCGGTAGGAGGTGGAGCAGCAAATACAATGTTTGCGCCATCTAATGCAAATCCTTCGCTTGGTTGTCCTGTACCAGAATTAGGTTTTTGTACAACACCGTTAATGCTGACCAACATTTGTTGGGCAAATTGACCTGCGTTGCTTAGTGTAAATTTATAAGCAGATCCGTTAAATGTTGCACTATTACCACCAGTGCCACTAAAATTGCCAATAGTATTAATAAAGAAATTACCAACAGATTGTGTTTCTTCCCATGCACTAGTTACACCGTTGTAAACTAAGAGTTTTCCGCTTTGTTGGTTATAAAATAAATCACCTGCGTCATTGTTAGATGATGGGTTGTTGCCAGTATTATCTGTTCTATATCTATTTGCAAAAGAGTTTACACCACTTAAATTTGACGCAACAGTATTTACATTTGCAATGCTATTTCCTACATTGTTGACGTTTGCTATTGACCCACCAACAAGATTAACATTAGTCATATTTCCAGCAACTAATGCTATGTTGTCATCGCCAACAGAAATAGTATTACCCATGCTGTTACCATGCACTGTGCAGTAATAACGTAATGAGCTAGGTGCATTTGCAGGTACAACAAACGTTACATTTGCACCTGCTTGCCCTGCTGTGCCATTTACTGTTACGCCACTGGTATATGAGTTACCGCTACCATCTTTAAAAGCTAATGGATGATTATTGTTGCTGTTGTCAGCTTGATTAAATATATATGTATATCCTCTAATTAACGCAAGAGTTGGTTTTGATACGCCATCAACGTAAAATACACCGCTTTGTACAGTAATAGTGTATGTTGTTTGACCTGCTAATACAGTTCCAATTGCATTGATATTAGCAATATTGTTACCGACTAAATTGACGTTAGCTATGTTGGCAGCAACTGTATCTATTTCAGATTGTGTCTCGTTTAAGTCATTAGCTACAGTTTCAATTTCAGAAACAGTTTCGTTTAAATCATTTGCAACTGTTTGTATTTTTGCTATATCTGCACCAATTGCATTAACGTTAGCAATGTTGGACGCAACTGTGTTAACATTTGACGCATTGCTTGCTACTGCGTTTACGTTTGATATCGAACCTGCAACTGCATTTATATTTGAAGAATTGCTATTGACAGCATTAATATTACTAGCGTTGTTAGCTACTGCGTTAACTCCAGATATGCTGCCAGCAACTGTATTGACGTTACTTATAGAACCTGCAACTGTGTTGACATTTGCTAAATCTGAACCAACTATTGTTACTTCTAACCAAGCAGTATTGCCAAGGTCATAAACCCTCATCCTATTTACATTAGAATTAAAATATAACGCTCCATCTATTAACGCATTACCGTCATTATCAAGTGTAGGATTAGATTGTTTTGCCCCTAAATATCTATCATCAAAAGAATCTAATGCGGTTTCTGCTGCGGTCTGTGCTGCCTGTGCTGCGGTCTTTGCAGTGTCAGCTTGCGTTGCTTTTGTAGATGCCGTAGTAGCTGAACTAGCTGCTGCTGTTGCCGAGCTTGCTGCTGCGGTTTGACTAGATGCTGCTGCGGTTTGTGACGCTGATGCAGCCGATGCAGAACTGGCTGCTGCCGAAGCTGATGACGATGCTGCATTTTGTGCAGCGGTAGATGTTGCTGCGTCTACAATTAAATCCCATTTTGCAGAGTCAGTATTAGTAGTAAGAGGTTGTGCGCCAGATGATGTATGGCCAGCATTACACATAAAAATATTATTTGTGCTTGTATCTTTTACAAGATCTCTTACAAAATATGCACGACTAGCAGACCAATTTCCTCTGTATGTACCTAGTTCACTAAGAATAGAAAATTCACCTGCATTATCAAATGCCATAACTTTGTTGGCACGAGCAGCAGCGTTTTCTGTAATTTCTAAACTACCAATAGTATTGGTTAATGAAAATTTTATAGACCTATTCAATTCATCTTGCTGTTGTTGATGCAAAATTACTGATTTATCTAGTGCATCATTGATAACTTCTGGATAAAAACCACCTTGGTTTGTAAGGTCAGTACCTTGTAACGGTTCTAATGCAGATGTAATAACAAGTTGAAAACCAAGAGGTAAATTAAAATTACTATTGCTTTGTCTTAAAGTAACGCTACCACCGGGATTTCCGTTTTGGTCTGGGTTTAAACTAACTGTATAATCATTACTTGCACCAAGGGTTAATGTAGTTTCAGCACTTGTACTAACTTCTAATTTTTTTACAACAATATCTGCTTCTGTAAAAACTTTAAAGGCAAAAGGAAACTGAGCAGTATTTCCATTACCAGCTAAGTTATTCGTCTTTCTTGTAGTCGAATTTATCGTCATTAACTAGACTTATTCACTATCTTATTTAGGTTACACTTAATTATTTGCTTTACGGTCACACCTTTACTCCCTACTTCTGCGACTAGCTTTACCTGTAATCAACGCTCTTATATGATCTGGTGCATTTTCTGGCTCTATAAGACCTCTATTAATATCGTATTGGACACTAATAGGACGGCCTAATAATGTAAAAGGTATACCTGTAGCTAATGTTAATGCTGATAATACATCTCTTACATTTTTACCTGTTACTTCCTTGTCGGGATCAGCCAGATTAAGTAAAAATCTTATAGTACCCACACTTGCTGCTTCTAAAGTAGACATAGATGGACTTGTTGTTATACGGTCATCGTATGGTAAATCGTTAAATGAATTAAATGGCACAATAGCTATATTGCCAAATGGTACTAAAGCAAAACCTGCTCTAAATTGTGAGCCAAAAAACCAATTTGCAATATCATCTAAATAGCCATCTTCATCTTCATCGTCTAAATCACCACCTGTAGCTCTTACTATTAAATCTGCAACAAAAGCTGGCATAGCAAAACCTAATAAATATGTCATAAATAATTGACCAGTACCTTTGCCCCCAACTTTAAATCCTAAATCGTTAAATAATTTCTTATATTGTGTTGCATTTAAGTTTGCAATCATATTGAAAT